AGCAAAGTTGCCTCCGCCAGTTTGTGTCATAGGCATTTCAACTCCAACGTTTCTCCACTTGGAACTCCAAGCTTCTTCGATAGCTACATAGAATGCGTCACCGAATACAGTCTCGTTAGAAGCCACTACAGTTTGACCAAGAGCAATTACACATTTGTCAATACCTGTTGCTGAGGTTTTGTAGTGTAAAGTAACTTGACCATTAGTACCGTTAATGTTAACATCAGATACTTCATCTAAAGATACTGCAGCGCAGCCTTTTCCATTTTGTGAAATTACAAAAAAACTATCACCTACTAATACAGCTGCAGGACTGTGTAATAATAATTCAGTAGCAGACAAAACCTCATCCACTTTTGTTATTACATTAGATGTAGAGTTAAATAGTAAGTCACCTGGTCTAATGTCAATTCTAAAATCAACACTACCAAGAACGGCCTTATATGCGTCTGCAGCAGAAACAACAGAATAAGCTGTTCCACTCGCTGATAAACCACCAGTTCCAGAAGCAGCAGAGCCTGATCCAGAGCCAATACTTAGAACAGTTTCTGAATCCACTCCAGTAACAATTGCATAGCTTCTATTTGGGTATCCTGAAATACCAGTTGTAATTACAACAAAATCTCCAACCTCAATATTGTTAGCAATAAAAGTTGCGGAAGAGTCGGTTACTTTTAATTCAGCCGCTGCAGTAGTAGTGCCAGATTCTAATACAGCTGGATTGGTAGCTGTAGAACTTGCATACATCTTCATAGGCATTTTTATATACTTCTTCATACCCTTATGCTATTACAATTCCTGAAATATCTTTTGAAAAAGCGTATGGGTAAACCACGTCAGTCCAAGATGTAGCTAAAGCCTTAATCATTGCTTCCTGAAGAGAATCTCTAAATTCGTTTGTTGCGCCTTCAGCAGATCCTAAAGTAATTGTAGCAGTGTTACCGCTTAGGTAATTGATAACAGATACAGTAGAGCTTGTGCGTGTAATAGATAATACGTCAGCAACACTTACTAAAGCGTTTGACTCTCCCGATACAGGGATGCTTAAAAATTTGTCCATAGTTAAAAAATTTAATGGGTTAATAAAAAGCAAAGATAGTTAAAAAAAAAGCACCCATCTCTGAGTGCTTTCTTGTTGTAAGTTGTTGTGGCTTACTTTTTTAGTTTCTTACAAAGACTCTTGTAAGTTTCTAATCCTTCATCGCTCTTCATCCAGGATGACAATATATACATAGGGTCTTCTCCAAATGGTAAGCCTAAAAGTTTTCTATATGCTTTACCAGTCTTTATACTTACAGACTTGGGGTCAACTGTTAAAAATCCTTGAGAAATAAATTGAGCAATATTGCTTTCAATCTCCAAATTTGGATCATCTAATATCTCTAAAAGATTAGATGGATTGTTTTTAGCGAAATATAAAACATCACGATTAATCTCAGCTGTACTCATATTTTCAACTTGAGCTCCGAATATAACTCTTGCTACAGCTAACTTGGTTTCTAAGTCCATCTCTCTTGCCGCTAACAATGCGTCAATCTCAACCTGCATATCATCTACTAAATCTTGAGCTTCTTTAGCTCTGTCTAATTCAGAAAATACAGTTCCATTACCTGGATGTAAACTTAAAAATTGTTGTAAAACTTGGTTTTCTTTTTGGACATTTAAAAATCCGTCTTCAAAAATAATAGGCTCTAATATAGCGTTACCATCTTGCTCATCCATAAAAGCACTCTTCTGATTACGAGCGTAACGAAGTGGACGGTTTACACCAGTCTCTTCATCAAAATGTAATAAAGGAAATCTTCTACTGTGTTGGGATGCTAAAATGTAAGATAGTGGAGCCACTTCTCTTTTTAAGATGTAAATTTTATTTACAAACTTTTCTTGTGTTTTTTTCATTATATAATATTTAATTAAAGTTAAAAAAGAGGAGGGAAAAAATCCCTCCTCAATTATTGTTATCTGCTTACGCTGAGAATAAGAAGAAGTTGTTTGCACCTAAAGTACATACAGCTCTTTCACTCAAGAAGTTAACAGTCATTGCATCTAAATCAGATGTTCTTGCTCCACCAGCAGAACCAGTGATCCAAGTTTTGTAACGTCTGTCTTCAGTCTCTGAAGCTCTATAACGAACATGTAAGAATGGACGCTTAGCGTTCTTTCCTAATACTTGATCGTATACAGTTGTAGATCCAGCAGGAACTAAAAGTCCGTTTACTGCACCGCCTACTAAACCACCTCTCATTGTAGGATCGTTTAGATATTTCCAGTCAGACTTGTAGAAGTCATAACCTCTACGGAATCCTGTGAAGCCTAAGTTCAACGCCATGTCAGCATCATTGTCAAACAAACCGTAAGAAGTACCACCTGCTCCGTAAGAGTTTTGAGCAGCTAACATATCATCAATATCGAAAGAGAACTGACGATTAACGAATAATACATTTTCTTCAATAGAACCTTGCTTGTCAAGTCTCTGGATAATAGAGTCAAAACCTGCTAATGCAGTTGGGTTACCACCGCCCCAAACATTTCCTCTGTTGTTTACAACATAGAAGATACCTTCAGAACCTTTGTTACCAACAGTTGTAGAGACAGCTTGTGTAGTAACACCTGAACCTGCAGCAGCTGGAACAGCTTCTACCATAGCAGTTTCTAAATAGTCTTCGAAACGCATTCTTGTTTCAGCTTCCGCTTTTAGATACCATAAGTATCCAGACTCACCATTCTCAGTTGATACTTCAATCCATCCAATCTGAGCCATGTCAGAACCACTTACCTCGTAAGTATCCTTAATGATGATTGGAGAGTTTTCGAAGATCAAGTCAGCTGGCTCAAGAGAACCTTGCATTCCTGCTTGTCCTTTTCTAAACTCAGAACCATAAGCCCATACAGTTAAAGTTGCTGGAGCAACTAGAATTGCAGGAGCTTCATAGAAAGCAACAGTGAAAGTGTTAACAGTTGGAACAGATGTAACAACAGCTTTGTTGCTTAAAACTGAACCTGAGCTTTCGTCAGAAATCATAATAGTTTGACCAACTCTAAATGCAGGACCACTGATAGCAGTAGTGTTTGGCATCTGTGAACCTGGAGGTGTACCATCTGGTGCATTGTTTACTTGTCCAGCAGGATTAATAGTAATCGTTGCTTCTCCAGCTACAATTGCTGATGAAGTACATCCTGTGTACTTAGTGTGTAATCTTCCTTGCTCAGCCCACTTTATTAAGTCGGACGCACAAGGCATTTCAGCACCCACCATTCTTAAGAATGATGCTACTGATCTATTACCGTAACGCTCAAATTCCTTTTCATAAGTATCAGGAAGATACTGATTTAAGAAATCAAAGTTTGTTAGGTAATTAGTTGCTGTAGGGACCTGAGCCGATGATGGCTGTAATTGGAACCCTGGTGTAGCTAATACGCTCATTTTTTAAAATTTTTTAGTTTATAATTATTTTCTACTTTTAATCTTGAGACCTCTACTGCTTTCTGAGCTAATAGCCCTAATTGTTTGACCACCTTTAATTACGCTTTGGTTGGCTGATCGCACATCCATATTAATGTTTTTAGATTTCTTAGAAACATTATCTACGGTTGCGGCAACTCCTTGTTCGTAAAAAAACTGAGCAAACTTATCTGGGTTCATCGCCATTGCTAAAGCTCGATGGTATCCTTTAGGATCGCTCATCAAACCACTTTCGCTATCTATGTATTTGTTTACAAAGTTAGCTACATCTGACTGCTTACTGTACAATTCTTTCGAATCTCCAGGTTTAAATGTAATTTTATTTCCTCCGACCTCGAACTCAAAACCTTTGAACTCATCGTTAAAAACTTCTTTAGTTTTATCTAAGAAATAATCATACCTTTTTTCGCTTTGCTCTTTAGCACTTTTGGACTCGTTAATATAACTTCTATAGCTCTCAAGCTCTTGTTGAACATCTTGAGATAAATCATTCCCGCTTGACTCAAGAGGAATTTTATACTTATCTTTCTGTTCGTTAAAGAATTTTTTAGCTTTAACAAGTTCTCTTTTCTGTGCTAACTTTTTTTTCTTGATGTCTTTTTCTTCATCAAGATCTTCATCATACCCAAACTTATCTTCAATCATGTCTTGAATGTCAATGTCATCCAACCCTTCTTCAATTGCTGAGTAATATTGAGTTAGCAAATCAGAAGCATTCATACTGTCGTAATCCTTTTGTAGTTTTACGAAATCATCAATACCTCTGCCCGTCTCTCTTTTATATTCAAAGAACGCTTTTACATCATCTGGCAAATCTTCGTTTGACTCTTTTTGAGTCAGTAAATCATCTACCGATGTAATCTCTTTATTGTATCTATCTTTAATGTAAGATAGAACATCTTCATCTTTTAATCCTGACTCTTGTGCTTCCTCTTTCGGCTGTACACTTTCTTCGGTGTTCGTGGTGGAGGCACTTTCAACGCTTGCTTCCACTCCCTCAGAGTCAGTTGTACTGTTTTCAACTTGTTGCTCATGTTCTTTTAAAAGTTTTTCTTCTACCTCAGCGACAGACTTTTGTTCAGAACTTACTTCTTTTACTTTAATTTCCATTTAATTTAATTTTTACAAAGTTAAACATTATTTAAACACATTATCTTGGCTCAAACTCAGCAAGATCAAAACCATCTAAGCTATCTTCATTAGATTCGAAGCTAACTGGAGGTAGGTTATTTTTTCTTTGCTGAATAAGCTTTGACTGTTCAGTGTTGGCTTGACTAATACGCTTAGCCTTCGCATCTTCACGCTTGTCTTCTCTTTGGTTTATAGCTGACTGCTCTACACCTTTTAAAGACATTTGCATTTGGAACTCAACCTGCATCAACTGCTGTTTTAGCATAGCTTCATTCTTTTGTTTCTCAATTTCAAAAGCAATCTCAGCCTGCTTGACCTGTATCTTAGATTGAGCTTCTGCTTGCATCTTTTGCATAGCAGCTTCAGCTGCAGCTTGCTGTGACTGCATATTGTTTTGTTGCTGCATTTGCATCTCAGTAGCTTTTTGTTTTTGAGCCGCATCTTGCTTTTGCTTTCTCTTAAGCTTAAGAAGTTGGTTAGCCATTTTTAAGTTCTTAAGCTCTCTAATATCTATAGCGTCTTCGAGATCTATTCCTCCTTGCTGTAAGGCCATTTGAATATTCTGCTCTAACTGCTGCTTCTCCTCTTCATCGGGAGCAACCTCTATGAATATGCCGAAGTCATGTAAGTATAAGTTTTTAATTTCCTCTAACAACTTCATATTGTATTTTCCTATCTGCATAGCAAACTCATCCTTAAAGTCTGCATACTCTAAAACATCTGCCGTTCTTATAGATAAAGCTTCCGCTAATCTTTTTGTTAAATATAAACTTCCTTGAAGTATATGGCGTGTTGCTGTATTAGAGTTTAGCGCAGCAAGTTTCTGAACGCCAACCAATGAGTTAGGATCTGGAGTAGATCCGTCACGAGCTTCGTTTAATCCCGTCACAGACCTAATCATATCTAAGTAGTGATTATAGTTTCCTATTAACATTTGCATTTTAGAAGCACCACTGTTAGATGTTAATTGCTGAATAGGAACTCTGGCATTGTTAAACTCACCATCCTGAGTATAGCTTCTTCCTACAACACTACCAGTTTGAAAGTATAGTCGTAAAGCGTCAGAAGGATCATAAGCATTTCCTGTTCCTAAGTCCACCTCGTTTA